TCAACATGCACAAAGAACTTAAGGATCTCAGTCCTAAGTCCGTAGTCTGGGGACTTGGGTGCTTTCTGCACTTTTTATAATATCCAGTTGTTGGGGAAATCAGATCTCTGTGAGCCTACGCCTGACTGTGGGAGAGGGATTCACCACGAAACTGAAGTCCTTCTTCCCAAACCCTGGAGGCCTATTAGGAACCAGAGAACAGCTAGCTTGCAACCGTTTCATCTCCTCCCCTTTGCTCCCGGTCTCTTCACTCAAGTTGAGGAAAGCCAAAGTGTTCCTGGCTCTTTCTTGTTCTTCAGAGCCGTCGAAGTGCACAGATGCCATCATTCCGAGCTTCTGTCTGACACCTTCAGCAGGATTATACAAATAGCTCTTGTTCCTCAAAGGTCTCAGGAAATGCGACGGTTCAGACAGTCGGATGCCCAGAGGGCTCAAGTAGTCAACGATTGATTTGGGAGTGTAATCCTTCTGATGATTAGGAAGTTTGTCGACCCAACAAGAAGAAAGTATGTCCTTAGACGCTTCATCAGTCCAATGAAAACCGGCTCTTATCTGGGCGATCACGTCTTCCCTACTGTCTGTCTCCATTAGTAAACTGTCGTAGAAACTGGGTGCAAGGTCAAGATTGAAAGGGGCTCCTAGAGCCTCGGCCAGATGGTTCGTCTGATCGAGTGAAGCCAAATACCTCCTCCTTATCGACACACTGTCTAGTATCCCTCCCTGTCGTACTGCTGGACTCAGCGGCACCAGCACCACTCCCCATTCGCTCACCATAGCCGGTGCGAGTCTCACGGATTTTAGGACTGAGCAAGCCAGATGATTGGACCTAGGATCTATGAACCTCCTCGTAACCCTAGCGACTCTGAGTCTTTTTACGGCCTCATCGATCTCAGCTGACCAGTCCTCCAGATCGAAAAGAATGCTGGGTAGGGTTCTTTCCTTCGTCCAGCTAAAACCAAGCAGGCCAGGCACTTTCCATCTTGCATAACTCTCCTTCTCCTTGTGAATGATCACCGTCTCTACAACGCTCAAGGTCTTGACCCCGATGAGTAGCGCCATGGCCATCTCTTCGTATGCTCCGATGTCCGCCAAATCTGAGTTAGTCACTACCCCTCCCGGCCTCAAACCAACCACCTTTCTAAAAAGGTTCAGAAACGGAAGATTGTGCAGTATAGACTCCGACTGAGAACAGATGCTAAGGAAAGTGCTGTTCAGTTGATCGTGCCCTGTCCACGCCTGGAACGTTTTCCTCCTCTTCTTCAACTTGGGTAGAGGAATCTGATCGAGACCCACCGTCACGAGGTTGGACACTTGCCAAACACCTGCAGCTTGAATCAGATCGTACAATTTGTCATCGTCGTCCACTGCTTCCTGTTCTACCAGGGTCGTGATGCTTTCGGCGGAAGCTGATCTCCAATCCACTCCACAAGGCTCCTCCAGATCTAGATAACCGTCGATCAGGAACTTCTTCACTCGGTCCAGCTCTCCAGAAACAGTTTCCAATGGCAGCTTCTGACCTCCGGTGAGGGAATCTAGCCAACGGAATTCGTGGGGCTGCCAAACCAACTCGCCTTTTACGGACCATTCTTCGAAATCACATTGAGTCCTGGAGACCTTCACGGCATTCCAATAGAAGCCCTCTTGAGAGCTGACGGACTTGAGAGGTCCTTCTGCCGAGTCACGGTAGTACACTCTCTTGCTCACAGTATCTATGTACTCCAACTCCCTACCTTCTGGCATCGCCATGATCGCCTGGGTCACTGAGAGCATACTTTCACTCCCGAACCACACACAAAGGGTGTCTAGGACCGCCACGGGTCTGGCGGTTATCGGCGAACATTCTCTGATGAGGTTCCTACAATTCTGCTCGTAGTCCATGGCCTCACTGCGGTCCATTTCACTGTAGTTCATGATCATGTGGGCCACGTCGTAGTAGCTATCTTTCGACGGCCTGGGCTTCACGAACATGTTGATACCGCGACAGAAGTGGAGATGATCAGGGCAATGAACTCCATCGCACGAGTCCAAGCCGGTGCTCTCCACTGCTGCTGTGATCTCCGATCTGTATTCCCACAGGTTGGGTCCAGGCCTCACGTCATGGGAAGTCAGAGGACTAGCCAAAATCCTGTGGCCCAGGGTGGTGGTCTTCTCGTACAGGCCAAAGACATTCCTCCCATCGAACTTGCCTGGGAGGTCCTCCTCTATGAACATCACCTCCACCCCCTTTTGGTAATTGGAATGCCTTGCTATGGCTAAATCACCAATTACCCCTAGGGACATTATGGAAGACCGTTGACCCCAGGCGGATGACAACGTGTCATAATAAAACGGTTCGTCGCTCTCCGTGAAATTCGTCCACCTCTCTTCCGCCAGGGCTCTCGTTGTGAAGAGCTCAGTCTGAAGCGACCAGAACTTCCCAGCGTCGCTGACTAAGATGTGGTTCACCACGATGTCTCCTAACACGTGAGCATATACCATTCCCTCGGGTCCATCATCCAAGAACATCAAACTTGACCTCTTCAGTTGGAACTCCGTTCCCAGACAGCTGCTTATTATGGCATAGGCGGTCGACCTGACTCCCCTAATCCTGACACCAGGCTCACAAGGATGCGATCTGCCCAGCTCTTTCACCCTCCTAGTGAGGTCCATCGATGTGACCTTCTTTTGCGTCAAGAGTTCAGCCGCAACCAGATTCACCTGATCTTGGACTTTCAGGAAGAGAGTCTTAGGGTTGTTGGTCAAAGATTCCAGAGTGTTGCGGGAGATATACGGCAGGATTGAGTGATCCACCGGGGACCCCTTTTCCAGCTTGATTTCGATGCCCGCGTGTAAGAATGACCATTTCCCTTGAAACACGTTCGATATCGTGTGTCTCCCTGAGTTGTGCATCTTATGCATCTCCCAGAGGCCCCTGTGATTGATGAATGACTCTACGCTATTGACACTGTACAGGTTACAGAACGAGACAAATTGCCTATTTATCGAGACGAAATTCTTAGACCACAACGGATTCACGTAACCACCATGTTCCAAGATGGTCTTCAGGATGGTGAAGTCCGCAGTTATGTCAAGGGACCTGCAAAAGAGATCGCCGTAACCAAAGAATCTTTTCTGCGGCTCACTCAGGCAGACCTCGGGGTTTCTGAAGCAAGATCCGAGTTCTGCGATGTTCTCTGAGGTGAGGTTGATTGCCATCCTGTTGTCCAGTTTTCTCCCCGCATTGTTCTGGGCCTTGGCTTTTAGCATCAGAGTCTTAACGTCGACCAATTCTCCCAAGTATTTCCATCTCGCAGCATTCTTCCCAATTCCCATCGCCAAGATCCCCAGCCCAGCTTCGCTCATAATGGTTCTCCCCTCAATGTTGTCCAATGTGTAAGCAACACCCCAGATCCTGTCTTCGTACCTCTGGTGAGTCTCCTTGAGTCTCACTATCTCCAAGTGCAGTTTCTTCCTCAACTGTCTCTTGGTTGCAAAGCTCGGCAGATCCACCAGTTGACCACAGGCTCTTCCCTCCGACTTCATCAGCTTCCACACCTTGTCCGCGGCTGTTCCGAAATTCCTAAACTCCAGCAATGAAACGCACGGGTAACCTAGGAAGTTTATGAGCAATTCAGGGTCCAGGCCGGTGTTGACCCCAGACGACTCCTCCCTTGCGGTCCTGTACCTCAGTCCGAACCTCCTTTCTAGCTCAGCTAAACAGGACATCAGAGAAATTTCGGCGACACAAGGGTCAGCTCCACAATTTATGAGATTGATGTGACTGGAGATCAAGGCCAACACATTCTGGGCAGGGTCATCGTGAGTACAAGAATTCATGACTCCCCACTGTCTCGCATTGCTTGAGTAAGCCAACCCTCCCTTTGTTACAGAACCTAGGAACTCTGAGAAAGCCCATGGCTTGATGCACTCGAAGTCTCCGCCCTGATGACAGCGGATGGCACTGAATTTGGTCGCGCTCTGAGTGAGACCAGCCAAGCGTGGGAGATTGGAATTGCAATTGAGAAGTTCTTCACACTGCAGCTCCGAGAGAGGATCATCACTTCTCACTGTTACGTTCTTGTCGTCAGAGTGGACAAGATAGAACACCGCCACGACCACGTGCATTACGAAGACCATTTCCCTGAAGAGATGGCACTGGATGTCGTGAGTGAAAGATGAGGCGGAATGGAACAATCCTTGCATCCATCCATTGCTCATCACCACCACAGCGAACCACTCATGTTGACCTGTGGGTTGACCGGTTCTCGGGTCGAGAGTCAAATTATTCGTGTCCTTCAGCTCCACCCCATCGCTGCCCCTGTTCACCCTCTCACTCCAGGGATTTTTCAAAGACGGGTCGTCTCTCTCGCTGTCCATGCACTCATTCATGTTGTACAACTCATTCCTTCTCCAGACTCTCTTCACTCCGTCCTTCAAGCAGAATTTGGCTGGAATTGCGATGCGAATCTGATCACTCAGCTCCATAGTAGCCAATAGGAGCTCCGTCACTTCATGATCCAACACCCCCATCTGTTCCATAACTACCACCAGAAATCTAAACTTCTCTTTGAAGTCAGAGCCAGACCACTTGCCCATGTCATCATTGATCAGTAGCGAGGAACCCTTCGATGACACTTGTTGCACTATGTTTTGTTGGTCAATGACCGGTTTTGAAGTTAGTTCTGTGGGACTGCTCACGTTGAAAGCTCGGAACACCGTCTGGTGGACAAAGTTTAGGGTCTTAGCCATATTTGTCTGAATCACAATCGCCCTGGCATTTGCGTCGTGTTGGGGTTTTATGCCTTGGAAAGCTAACGAGTACCCAATTTTCCTCGTCTCCCTTATACAGAAGTTAATGATGTCCATGACGTTGTCATTCCCGCCTGCGGAGATCACATCCTCGACCAAGAGAGCGTGGGCTATTGAGTTCGTGTAGGCGCTCGGGTTCTTCCAAGAATAAGAAGACTTTGGTCCGGAAAAGAATCTGTCTCTGTCTCCATCAAGGTCGGACAGCAATCTACTCATGTCGTACTTGTTCTCATACCAATTCTCTCCCAAATCCTCTCTCTGGAAGTGTGCCATGAGACCGTGTTTTAGAAACCTCGGCGACCAGGTTTTGCTGCCTCCGGCCGGGAAATCGACAGGATTTTCCCAGATATTGGGAAGATCTCTAGCCGCATCCCTCAGGTCCTTGTAGGACTCTGACATCAGGTGGTGTCGGGTTTCTCCCACCACGGAGCTCATAACGTGAGTGTTGCCGAGATCCACGTAATCCATCAGATTTTCCGTTTTGCCGAGATAGCTCACACCTCGGAAGGTAGTGTGATCCAGACCTCTGTTATCCAGGATTTCGGTGATGGCGTCAATCCAGATCCTCAACGACAGACGTTCAAGTGGAGTTCTCCTGATCCCTTTCAGGTATTTGTCCATCAGGTTTGGCATGGTGTTGTAATCCGAAAGTGCGACCGTGGTGGCGAACTTTATGAGACTGATGTCCTTCCTGGCTCTCGTTCCTCGGAAGAAATTGTAGAAGTACCAGAAGGTGTATTTACCAGGGTCCAGGTTTAGGGTTCTCAGTCCCATGGAGTTTTGGTAAAGGTTTGAAAGGTGAACAAATTTTGTGGCTGGGAAAGAGTAACATCTTGAGACCAGAAGATAATTGCCATCTGGCAGGTCGCGGGTATGGAACGGATTGAAGCCTTCATAGGTCTGGCTCTTTGTGATGAAGAAGAATCTGAAATGGGTGTGGCAGCTTTCGTCGAACCTCCCCGGTACCTCGTACACTATGACACCCATGTTTTTGAAACCGAAGTCCGAGACGTAACAGAGGTTATCACTCGCCACCTTCTTAGGCTTCATTTGGGAGATGAATCTGACGAACTTCCCGCTTGACTCCATGTACGCCTTTCCTTTCATAAGGTTGAGCAAATGATTGCACAGCCTAGAAAACTTGAGCAGGTGAGGCATCTCATCCGGAGCCCTCTTAGCTCCTTCCTCCACCAGCGCCCTCTTTAGTGGAGAACAAGACAACAACCTCTCGTCGTTGTACTCGAATCTCTTCGCGGACACCTCCTCAATTTTCGCGAAAGTACCCAGATCAATTTCGACGGTGTCCCAGGGTTTCTCGTCAGCTGGTCCTGTTTTAGCCTTCAGATACTTCTCCTTCCCGTTCCAGTTAGGACGGAAAAAGCCTAAGGATTTCTCAGACATCATACCCCGAGATAGGCACTCCGGTCTCACCTCAAGGTCCGAGAGATCGTGGGTCGGAAACAAGCTGTCAACTCTTTCAGCCCTGAAACCTGGTGGAGGCACGAGGTTTTGGGCTTCAAAAGCTTCCAACCTGTCCAAAGAGCCAGAGAGTCCTTCACTTCCCTTACAGCGGGGATAGGGAAGACTAGCCCAGTTGTAAACTTCGTTCAAGTCGCAGGGCGCACACTGAGCCAAACGCCTCAATCCCTGGGCTCTGCCACTGACATCCAGGAACGGTTCGTCTCTCAGAGCAGCCGGCATTCCGGGTATTCTCTCTAACCTGGGTATTGCCGTGAGATCTGGATCGATGGTCTTCTCCTTAATCCCGAAGAAATTCCTGATACTGGCTTCTTCTTGTTCAACCAAGATGACTGCGAGTCTTCCATCCACCACATCCAGTTTGTTGGGACCCATCTGCTCAATCCATGAGCTAGAAGCCCTCCTCGGTTGCCCGATAGTTGAAACGGATGTGATCACCGGAACCTTACGGGACAGGGCCTCTGTGTTCATATCCGCGTCAAAAGAGAGGATAGCATAGTTGAAATCGCTCGCAACAGAGAGAATGCTGGAGTCTCCTCTGCCAGACGAGTTGAAGTAGACCGTCTCTTGATACTTGAGGAAGTAGATGAAGCTGGAGAGTCTCAGGGGTTGGCTAGGCAGAACCCGGATCGCTTCCTGCACCACTGCGTCGCAGATCACGTACGTGCTGAAGGGGTCCACAGCGCCTCCGTAGTACAGATTCCCGAAGGCAGACGTGTCTATGACAATAGGAACGGAAGAAGACATGCTAGAACTCGCCCCATCGTCACGGAACGCCGCCATCATTGGATAGCCATCGTCGCTAGGCCTCACATGATACAGGTGGGTCGGTGTGAGGTCGATAGGAAGATACTCACTGCCTTCGTTGGTAGCCCTTAACAGATTCCGCCTGAGCGAGATACCTTCCCCCAAGAAGGAGGCCACATATTTCCCCTGGCCCCTCACATCGCCACAGTGCCACATGGGGAAGAACCTAGCGGGGTCGCTCTTCCCGTCTATCACCTCTAGGGACCAGTCCTTCGGGTAATCAGAGTGTCTCAGGGCCTTCCCTATGCACAGACTGCAGATCTCTTCCCCTGTCAGGAACTTGTGGGGCCCTACGCTGATTTCAACTTTGCAGTATTTGATGGTTATGCCGGTATCCTCTCCGCACAAATTACAGCCAACCAGCCTTCTCGACTCAGCCAGGCTGAAAGAGACGGCTGACCCGGAGGGGAGCCCTCCCTCGTGAAGACTTAGGCCAGCCGCTAGTATCGCTCCACATTTGCTCGTTCCGTCTGACCACCACGGCCGGCCACACCTGGAGCTGTAAACTAGTCCGTCCAGACTGAGGCGGCAGAGCTTCGCGATTGGTGACTGCAAACAAAGGTGGCACATTCCCTCCTCGAAGCTAGGAGTTCCTGACCAGCACAGATTCATTTTGTTCACGTGTTGGGGGCAAGTGGGATCCACACACGGTGCATGCTTTAACGCCGCAAACATGGGCTTCAGCACAGTCTCAACATCAGCCGATCTGGGCATCGCAGGCATTACAAGGCTTCCTGGGCCAACGATGTAGAAGTCCGCCTGATCCTTGTCGTAGGGATCCACGTCAGGCACACACATATGGCACTCGGTCTTATCCATGTGCTCATACTTCCTGTGCCCACCTCGACAGACCTTCCCCTTCCTGGTCCTTCCGCTTTTAGTCCTCTTGTGTTCGTCGCAGTCAATTGTCGTACAAGGGCCGTGTCTCGCACCGATCTGAACTCTCGAGGCGAGCTCTGGATGAAGACCTTCTAAGAGCTCCCTCAGGGGCGGTCCCGGCCAGATGCCCTCGTGAAGGAGGTACTCCACATGCATCAGTCTATTCCTCCCTATCATTCCCGCGGGATAGATGTGAGCGTAAGGGTCCAGGATCTCTCCGTTGTAGGCTTCCGCTAGCTCATCAATACGAGGGTTGGGTCCAGCTTCCTTCAACGCCTCCCCTGGGTTTATGAACAGTCTAAGATAACAAAACCCTTCCTGATCACTTAGCTCCACATCGTCGACTTTCCCCACTTGTCCACCAGTTGACCAACTAGGTGACGCCCCAGCCCAAATCCTGTCGAGCTCCTCTCTTTCAACAATTCTCCTGTGAATCTCCCTTTCTCTTGCTTCCGACATACCGGAGGCCAACCTGATCATCCTATCTAGATCTTCACTTGCCTTGGACTTCATCTTTTTGGCCCAGAGAGGATCGTTCGGGAAATTCTTTTTCAGGTAGTTTCCCACAGTTTCGTGTTTGGGAATTCCGGTACCGTAGGCTTCAGACAGCTCCTCCGCCAGTTCCAAATATTTCTCGTCATCCATTTTGGGTTTCCATCTAGGGTTGACCAGACTGCTAACAGCCTGGATTAGAGCGTTCCGCTCCAAATCATCCAGTGTGTTAACGGTTTCCGCCCCATCTAACATGCCATTGGTCACTTCCTCGCGAGCTTTTCCTCGCCCTCCACTTGGCTCCGAATTTCCATCCTCTTCTGCTGCGACTTTGAAACCTCCAGGGAAGTCCTCAGGGGTTTTGTTTCTCTCACTCGAATAATCCTCGTCATACCTCGACTTCACTCCTAGGATCTCTTTGGCCAATCGGAGGGACCTTCTGTCCACAATCTTCCCTTTGACGCTTATCCTCATCCCCCCGACTTTAGCTGCTTTCCTGATCACTGACTTCACCCTTCCTAGACATATGATGTACCAGACGTCATCGATGACGTGGAGTCCGTCTTCCACTTCAGTCCAGAATCTGGTTGGCGGCAGACACAACCCTAAC